TATTGATGAGATTTTGATTCGACTACTAGCCACCGAAATGAAACTTGATATCGACCTTTCATATCTATTTTTACCTAATGGGTCGAAGAGTGTGCCTATACAAACTAACTTGAAAGGTATCATTCCTAATCTAAGTCCTATTGAAGCAATCAAGTGGTTAACCACAAGAGCAACAACAGTCACAGGTTCTCCGTTCTTTGCCTATGCTTCGATGCATGATGACAATCTACGTCTCGGTAATCTGGATTCCATGTTATCACAAAAAGCGTTTAACACAATGTTGCCCTATACATATAACCCAGCCAACATTGCCAACGCAGAAACACAAACAGAATTTGAGAAAACGTTTACAATCAAATCACTAACTACCAGTAAACAAGCAAACACTCTGAAACTTATTCAGGAAGGTGCGATTGGTTCTCAATTACAAAACACCAATCTAAACACTGGTCAGATATTTTCTGGTCATCATAGTATGAGAAAAACATTAGATAGACTAGAAAAGAATCAAATCATTGGTGACAGTCAAGCGATATTTGACCCAGAGTTCAAGTTAAACGGAATTCTTTCGGATGAATTTAATTCACATATCTATCACACAGTAACTTCTACTGGAACTTATGGTAGACATAAGAGTTATCATGACGAATATGACGGAAGTAAATTTAAAAAGAAACTGGAAAGACGTGCAATATTAAATGGTCTGTACAAAAATATGATGAATATTGTGGTAGAAGGGGCTGGTTTTATTGTTTCTAAAGCAAGTGTCGGTGATGTTATAAATCTAAAAGTTGTTAATGACAATGTTGAATCGTCTATAACAGCTACCGAAGATGACCTAATAGACAAGAACAAATCAGGTGATTTTATCATCTATGACACCAGACATACATTTGCTGGAACACAACATTCGGTCGCATTGAATCTGTGTAAGATGGAGAGACTTAAATAATGAAACCCATTCTATCAGAGTTCTATGGTGACAATACAAGATGGTTCATTGCAACTGTTATTGACGCATCACCCCCATACGGTTATGAGGGTAGAGTGAAGATTCGTGTACACGGATTACATACACCATCGACCAGACTCATCCCACAAGCAGACCTACCTTGGGCGCAATGTCTCACACCAACTACCGAAGGCGGAATCTCTGGTATCGGTAGAATGCCACAATTACAACCTAATGCATTGGTATTTGGTTTCTTTGTCGATGGCATGAACTCACAGACACCTGTTGTATTTGGTTCTCTTCCCCATATAGAGTTCCCAACTACCGTACAAAAAGGTCAGAAGAAAGAGGATGTCGGTCAAGATAATAAACCAGAAACCGTTTGGGAGAATCTTGTTGCAGCCGTAAAACCTAAAGATATTGATATTGATAATACAAATTCGGGTAATATCTCTACTTTGGTCAAACAACAGCGAGAGAAGACCGCAGTACAATTCTTTTTAAATTTGGGATACTCGATAAAACAGTCTATCGGTCTTACTGCTGGACTATCGTATTCTTCGGGAATGCGTACTGGTGTCAATACACAATCAAAAGGTCTGGCAAACTTTAACATAACCCGTTATGCTGAACTTCAAAAGTTTTCTCCGAAGTTTGAGAATTTTTTAACACAGTTATCATTTATTGCATATGAGTTGAATGGTTCGCAATCTAACGCAAACATTAGATTGTTACAATCAAAACAACTTGAGAATAAAGGCATATGTCACATTGTCGGTAAATACTATTTGAATAATGCCGCAACAGTAAAACAAATAGAACTACTCGCAAGACGTATGATGGATAGGATAGTTTAATGATATTAAAAGATGATTTGAATACTAATCTAAAAGCGGAAGCACGAAAGAAGGCTGCCGAGAATAATATATTCAAAGATAAAGCCACAAAGGCAATAGATGAAAAGTTTGTCAAGACTTCGACCCTAGTCGGTAAAGTTGATGGTGAAGTATTGGGTGGTATTAAGACTATTGGTCAAGTTGCAAGTTCTCCCGAAGAAGCAATTAGTGCTGGTATCGGTTTGTTGACAGACAAGATGCCTAGTCTCAGTGGTATTAAGAAACCAAGTATTAATCAGTCTGGAACGACTATCACTTCTTTGACAGGTCTTCCTGCAATCAAGTGTAACAACCCCAATTCAGGAATGGAAGCTGTATCAGACGGAACACCTCAGAGTATTGCTGAGTGTGCCTCTTTGGTCGAATCTAAAACTGCCGACTCACTAAAAGAAATATCTGCATTCACCGAGATTATTGAAGCACAAAACGCTACTGGATTGGGTGGTGGTGGTGGATTCTTTGGTGCAATATCTGCCGCATTATCCGTGTTATCGATTGGTGACCTATTACCAGAAATAGAAGCGCTCGCTCCAATTCGAGAGTTAAATGATAAGGTCAAAGGATTCCAAGATAAAATTGAAGCAGGTATAAAAGATTTCGGTAATGAATTGTTCTCTGGACTTGAAGGTGTTGGTGACCAAGTCATAAACGATACTGGCATCAAAGGAATGATTGCTGACGTAAAACGAATTAAAGCTGAACTGAAGACCTTCCCGTCAGTAAGTAGTGTATTGCCCACTGGATTAAGCGATACTCTTTCTGCTATAAATGACTTCACCAAAGAAGTTGATGGTTTTGTTGGTGATTTTGATGAACGAATTGGTGAGGGTTTAGGTGGTGTTCTACAGAATCTAACCGAAGGTATTTCTGGTGCAGCATCAAGTTATATTGAGAACCTAGTGCCTGGCGGTATTTCTGCTACAGAGAGTGAGAGACGAGCAATTCTAAAAGAATTCTCTTTGGGTAATGACACCGATAAAGTCAATGCAGTAAAAACACTGGTTACTAAATCACCCAACGTATCTGAAAAAATGAAATCTGTTTTAGAAGATGCAAGAAGACAACCAACCGCAACAGACTTGAACAATGCTGTTGTGGATGAAGCACGAAGAAGAGGTATTCCAGAATCAGAGATTGCAGCTGCGTCCGAAGAGCTTGCGACCATTGATGATAGGATGAAAAAACTAGATACTACTATTAGTGGTTCTGTTATTATTGATGCTGGTTTATTTGATGAATCTGTACCAGTAGATGAGAATAATCAGAAATGGAGTGGTCGAAATACTCCCGATGATACATTTACCTATATCGCATCTGTCGAAGAACTTGATGCTGAATTTGCCTCGGTGAAAAGAGATATCACTGAAGTTATTGTTCATGCAACCGAAACTTATACCAATAAAAATATCGGTTCCATTGAAGTGAATAATATGCAAATTGAATTGGGACAAGACGGTATCGGTTATCATTATGTCATTCGTAGAGACGGTAGACTGCAACGTGGTAGACCAGTTAACCGTGTCGGTGAACATGCCGTGGTTAATGGCCATGACGTATATTCTATTGGTATCGCTTTAGTTGGTGGTCTAAATATATCTGCGGGAGATGATAATCCGACAGATTATAAGTCTTCACAATCATTTACTCGCCAACAGTATACGACACTAGAAAAGTTTTTGAGAAGTTTCTACCGAAAATATCCAGGCGGACAAGTCTTTGGACATAACGATGTAGATGAAAGTGAACTTGACCCATATTTTGATGTAGTGGACTATGTTGAATCGGTATTCAGGAAAAAGAATATTCTTACTGAACCATCAACACAAGCGCCATTGAGTCCAGCGGAGATTAATGTAGAATGACGACTAAACAAGATAATTTTAAAATTCGAGTAGACAAACTCGGAGAAGGACTAGAGAACACACTCGGAGTACCCGAAGATGGGATGCAAGACCCCACAGGTGAGTATCCTAAACGAGAGTATAACTTTGGTTCTTCAATCAACAAAGCTGCTCGTGGAACTAAGATAAATGACCTCTATGTTGGGGGTGGTGACTATGGTGTACCACTCAACATTGAACCACAACGTCCATCCGAATATCCATTCAATCAAGTTCAAGAGACTACCTCTGGACATGTTGTTGAAATGGATGATACGCCTGGCGGTGAACGTGTACTAATTAGACATCGTAAAGGTGCGGGTGTAGAGATGAGGGCCGATGGTTCTGTTATTATCTCTGCTGTCAATAACAAGGTAGAAATAACGGGTGGTGACCAGACTGTAATCATTGAGGGTAATGGTAACCTTGTGTATCAAGGTAATCTAAATCTAAAGGTTACGGGTGACTATAATGTTGATGTTGGAGGTAACTACAATGTCAACGTTGCGGGTAGTCAGAATGAAACTATCGAACATAATCATAAGACAACGGTAACAGGTAACTCAGAATATATTACCAAGAAGACCAAGACAACTAAGACTGTTGGTACAAGTACCGATGTCATGTTATCAGATTTCAACCAGTTTGTCAAGTTTGATATGAAAACACTTGCGGAAGGTAATATTCAACTATCTTCTGAAGAGACCATTCTTATTACGGCTAAAGAAGGATTTGCTGCAACGAGTAAGAATACCAATATCACTGGTGCAAAGTATGTGTCGGTGATGGGTCAGAAAGGTGCGATTGGTGGACGAATGGTTGACTTCACAGGTAACGCATTTATGGGTGGTGAAGGTGCGGTTCCGTTTAACTCTGGTGCTGCATTCTATGGTACACTGTTTGGTAAAGCGTCTGAAGCACTATTGGCCAACAATGCGGATAAAGCAGACTTGGCACTTAGGTCTTGGTATGCAACTAATGCTACATCCGCATTAACTGCTGTGACCGCTGGCGCATTGGGAGCATCGACTGTTCCGACACTATTAGCCGCATCTGTTCATATTCCATCATTTACTTCGGAACAACAATACACAAGTTCTGGTGCGGGGGAAGGGCCAATCAACGGTGAGTTTGTTGTTGGACACTCTACCAATGGTGACTATGCAATCAGAACAGTAGTAATTGATGGTGGGGATGTGTTAAAGAACAAGACACTATTGACCGATGATTACTTTGATGTGTTTGATAAGATACCAACGACCCAAGAGATTCGTTCTGCTTTCAGAAACTCTGGTTCTCGTGATGTAGTTGCGGGTGTGCTTGTTTCAGAAGAAAGACTAAATTCCGAGTACAAAACAAGGACTCCTCCAGCGATTGGTAGGACTGTGAAGAAATCACCGTCTTCAAGATTCGGATTTGAACCGATTGGTAATGCAATTGAAAATAGAGGAAAGAGATTTACACGATGATAATTTTAGTTGACCCAGTATATAATCCACAGTTTCGGACAAACATTACGTCCGCAACTAAACTTGCGCCTGGCATTACTGTTGCCAAGTTCCTTGGTGCGTATGGTGATAGAACACCATTCAACCACGTGACCAGTGAAACGAAGAGAAAGGAAATTGCAAGACATCTCTACCTCCAAGCTGAAGCAATGAGAATCATCAACGGCAACACCGAAAACTTTAATGATGTTCGTTTGATTGTGTCAGAAGGTATCTATGACCTCAAAGAGATTGATGACGGTAACGAAATAATGGAAAAGAAATCCGATGGTCGTTTGGTTTATTATCAAGTGATTGGTCAGGATGGAGAAATTAATCTGGAACAAACCTTTGATGTTGCTGAGTATTGGAAAGATTATATCAAGTTTGGAAAACTGTATCTAGATTATGACATCTACAATCCAGACGGAAGTCTTACTGCACAGATTGGTTTAGAGTTTCCAAAAACACCAGATTCCTTTGATATTGAGTTCTCTGGTGATGTTGCAACTTATTTTAATAATGAGTTAATGAGTTCAGATGAATTAATAGAAATTAAGGAAAGTGACTAAAAAGTCATATAAATAGAACTATGGCAATACGTAGAGCGTTCGCACAAGAAGATACTAACTTACAGACTGCGTCAGTAACGACCACTCGTGTAAGACAGTATACCGATATCGACCTTGCATTTAGGGCAAAACCGTCTAGTGGAGAAATCTACAAGAAGACGGATGCAGCTGCGGTGCGACAAGCGGTAAAGAATCTAGTTCAGACAAATAGACTAGAGAAACCGTTTCGTCCTCAATATGGTGGAAACCTTAGAGGTCAATTATTTGAATTGGCTGATAGGGGCCAGTCGGACGTGTTACGTAGAGGTGTTATCGAAAATATCGAATACTTCGAACCAAGAGCGCAAGTTCTTGAAGTTATTGTATCACTACAACCAGATACTAATAGTTTATCAGTAACAATAAAATTTAAAGTAGTCAACACAGAAGAAGAAGTAACGTTCACTACCACACTCGCAAGGTTAAGATAAAATGGCAACAACAATTAAATCGACATCATTAGACTTTGACGCAATCAAGAATAACCTAAAAACATTTCTCGCTGAAAAAGAAGAGTTTGCGGATTATAACTTTGAAGCGTCTGGTCTGTCTAATATCTTGGATGTACTTGCATATAATACTCATTATAATGCACTGACTGCCAATTTTGCGTTGAATGAATCTTTTCTTGGAACCGCACAGTTACGTAGTTCTATTTTATCACTTGCAGAAGGTATCGGTTACATTCCTGATTCTATGACTTCTGCTCAAGCGATTATAAACTTAACATTAAATCTTTCTGGTGTTACTGACAGAACTCCAGAGATTCAAATCCCAACTGGATATAAGTTTAACGCTACTGTTGATAATGAAGAATTTATTTTTCAAACACAAGAAAACATTAGCGCAACAGATAATGGTTCTGGTCTATATGAATTTAAAAACATTGCGGGTAGCAAAAACATAAAAGTTTTCGAGGGAATTGAACGAGTAAAGACGTTCCTTGTGTCGAGAGCAGAAGATAATGCGGTTTACATAGTTCCAGACAGAACGATGGATATTGATACTGCAATCATTCGTGTTTATGAAGTTCCGTCATCTTCAACATTTACTGCATATACTAGTATTCTAAAAGCGACTACCATTAATGCAAACTCTACCCTATACATTCTCAAAGAGTCTCCGAATGGATTCTTTGAATTGTCATTTGGTAATGGTAGCACTCTAGGCGCTGCACCCAAAACAGGTTCTAAAGTTACGGCAACATATCTTGCTGCTAGTGGTGCATCCGCTAATACCGCAAAGGTTTTTGAACCACAAGCACAAATCAGTGTTGGTGGGAGTAACTATACCATGAGTGTGGCCACAGTCGCAGCTGCTGTTGGTGGTTCTGCAAAAGAAACTACCGAATCAATTCGTCAGAATGCGCCTTTCCAATACGCATCTCAGAATCGAATGGTAACTGCGGTAGACTATTCATCTCTTGTCCTACGTAACTTTTCTACACTCATAAAAGACATTCAATCATTTGGTGGAGAGGAAGCTCTTGACCCTGAGTTCGGAACAGTGTTTCTTTCAATTCTGTTTAATGCAGACGTTGATGATACTACAATTGCAACAACAAAAGATTCTATTGTTGACCTTGCAGCTCAGTTATCGGTCGCTTCCTTTAATGTCAAGTTTAGTGACCCTATCAAGACCTTTATTGAGACTAGAACATTCTTCCAATTTAATCCTAGTTTGACCACACTTTCTAGGAATACTATCCAAGATTCGGTCAATGAGGTTATTACTAATTACTTTACCAATAACCTTGGTAAGTTCAATCAATCGTTTAGACGTTCAAACCTTCTTACTTTAGTCGATGATGTGAGTCCTTCGGTTCTCTCATCTCGTACAGATGTGTTTATGCAGAGAAGATTTACTCCTACGTTAACTAAGATTCAAGACCACACACTCAGATTTGCGGCTCCTCTAAAAGCATTTGATGATGTTTTCTATACAATCACATCTTCAGCATTTAGATACAAAAACCAAACTTGTATTCTGAGAAACAAACTGAACACCAATAAACTAGAAGTCTTCAACACCGAAGGTAACGAAGTTATTGTGGACAATGTCGGTAACTATACGGGTGATACCGTATTTATTGTAGGTCTTCAGATTGATAACTTTGTTGGTTCGGATGGATTTATTAAGATTTCTGCCAAACCTGCAAACGAGAGTGCAATCTCTCCGTTAAGAGAAGACGTTTTAGAACTAGACCCATCCAACACATTCTCACGTGTTGTTGAAATTGATACTGGGATTACTAACTAATGACACACAAGAGTGATGATACACTAAACGACTTGAATCGAAGAAATATTTCTTTTCCTCGTAATGAGGTCGAAAAAGTATTGCCTGAGTTTTTCAAGTCTGAGTATCCCAAATTAATTACTCTTCTTAACGAATACTATCACTTTGAGGATGGTGATACTTCGCCATCAAAATTAGTAAATGAACTATTCTATAATCGTGATATTACCCAAACTGATATAGAATTATTATCCTATATCGAAGATGAACTACTTTTGGGTCAATCTTACTTTGAAGGATTTACAGACAAACGTGCAGCTTCAAAATACTCAAGCACTCTTTATCGTTCTAAAGGAACAAAGTATTCTATTCAACAGTTCTTCAGAACTTTCTTTGGTATTGACCCCGATGTGATTTATACCAAAGAAAATGTATTTAAAGTTGGAGAAGAGGATTCTCAGATTGGTTTGAACTCTCAGAAGTTTCTTACTGATAATAAATTATATCAGACTTTCGCTATCCTTATCAAGTCTGACATTGCTTTTAGTGAATGGAAAGAACCATACAAATTGTTTACCCATCCCGCTGGTATGTTTATTGGCAGTGAGGTTCAGATTGTATCTGAAGTTATAGATACTGTGACAGCGCCACTAGTTGTTCTTGAACCACCACCACCTATCACAATAGAGGGAACAGGTGTATTCGGAGACTTCGCACACATGGACTTAACCGCTCTTGTCGATGACCTATATAGTGATTCAGATGGTGTATTGAATAGAATCAATGCGGAACTTACAAGTATAGAAGATTTTGGTTACAACATTCAAACAATTGAAAATCAATACTCATCATTACGTGAAGCGCAGACGGCTACATCACCTACATTTGATGATTCGGATGAATTCGAGACTAATGGTATGGACTTGAGTAACAACTTCAGATGGGAAACACTAGACCAAGATATCAACAAATGGTACAGTGCGGACTCCGACCAGTATATAAAAAGTTTCACACTTTAGTTAATAATGCTTATAAATAGATAAAACAAGACGGATTTAAAAATGGCAAGACAGACTCTAAACAGAGGTACAGCGGCAAATGACGGCACAGGGGATACTCTGCGTGTAGCTGCCCAAAAAATTAATGAAAACTTCGCTGAATTGTACACTTCAATCGGTGGAGATTCTGCGTCTACGTCTGTAACACTTACAGAACTTGGTGCGGTGTTTGAAGGTCTCGCTGAAAATGATTTTGAGACCACATTAACATCAATTGAACCCACCCAAGATAATACTGTATATCTTCCAGATACCAGTGGGACACTCTTATTAGACTCTGCTTCACAGACATTGTCTAATAAAACTATTCTAAGTCCTAGTTTAACTACTCCATCTATTAAAGATGCAGATTCAAGTCATACATACAATGTTGTGGTGAGTAACCTAAGTGCAAATCGTAATATTACACTTCCATTACTCACAACGAATGATACTTTTGTATTTGCAGATGCAACCCAAACACTAACCAATAAAACTATTAGTAGTCCACACATTGAGAATCCAGAACTGGGTGGTCTTAGTGGTGGTTCAAAACTTTTTGACAGTGCTGGTGATGAATACCTTGAATTTGTATCTACATCAAGTGCTGTAAATTATGTGATGATTACTAATGCGGCTACAGGTAATGGCCCTGCAATTGATGTCGATGGTGATGATACTAATATCAGTCTTGAACTTGCTGCGAAAGGTACAGGTGGTGTTGAAATTAAAAACAAATTTGTTCTTGAAAAAGGAACAGACGTTGCAACAAGTAGTGCAATAGACCTAACAAAACCGATGACAGTATTTAATTCTGGTAGTTTGATTTCTCCTATTATTAACGATGGAACAATTCAGGCAGAGACCAAATTCTTTAGTAATGTTGGTGCGGGTGAAGTAAGACTTACTCCACAAGGCGGAACATCAAATATCTTTGGTGTTGATTCTGGCAACGGATTTTTAAGTTTTGGTGAGGGTGACGGATGTCAACTTATCTGGAATAATGGAAAGAGTAAATGGTTTATCGTTGGCAACAACGGTGTAACAACAGGATAATAAGATGGCAATTGTAACTCGAAAAATTAAAAAACAAGTAATCGAATCAATCAAAACCGACATTTCGGACTCTGATACTAATTACTTTATAGCGATTGGACGTTCCGAGGATTGGAACGATTCTGATATCGCACCAACTGTTCTAAACAGCGCAAGAGAGGAAAGAAACTTCCGTCTTGGTTTACAGTCAGTAAAAAATATTGTTGACCATTCTTTTGTTATTCCTCGTTACAACTGGGCATCTGGTGCAATATATTCTGCATATGATGATGCACAAGTTGGTTATCCTACTCAGACATACTATGTCATGAACGATAACAACCAAGTTTATATGTGTCTTCAACAAGCAAAAAACAATTCGGGTCAAGCCCAAGTATCCACGGTTCAACCAAGTGGTAATACTACAGGTACTCCGTTTGATACCGCAGATGGTTACATCTGGAAGTTCTTGTATTCTATTGGTGCCTTGGACGCAAACAAATATATCTCTGCAAATTATCTTCCTGTACAACTTATTACTGGTACGGACTCGGATTCTCCTGCTGCTGATGTGGAACAAGAATTGGTTCAGAATGCAGCTGTTGTTGGTCAGATTATCGGTTATGTTGTTGATTCGGGTGGAACAGGATATACCTCAACACCTACAATTTCCGTCACAGGTGATGGAATAAAGGCAAAAGCTGGTGCAACGATTTCTGGTGGACAGGTTACTAGGGTAGAACTCATCGATAGTTCTGGTAGTTACACACTTGGTAGTGGGTATAATTTTGCGGATGTTGCTGTCACTGGTGGTGGTTCACCAAGTAAACCAGCTTCAGTAAGAGCCGTTCTCTCGACACCTTTAGGTTTAGGTGCAGACCCAAGAGATGACTTACGTTCTACTGCTATTATGTTTAACGCAAAACCCGAAGGTGTTGAAGGCAATGACTTTATTATTGGTAATGATTTCCGTCAAGTCGGTTTGATTAAGAACCTAATGGATAGTTCTGGTTCAACACTCTTTACAGAATCTACTGGTATTGCACTCAAACAACTTAGGTTGTCTAGTGTGGTGACTGGATTTACCACAGACAATATTATTGAAGGTGGAACCTCTGGTGTACAGGCATATATTGATAAAGTAGACTCTAACAGTATTTGGTATCACCAAACAGAAGTTACTGGATTTGGTAACTTTGATGCGGGAGAATCTATCTCAGAAATTGATGGTAATGGTACAGGTAGTCTTAACGCTACGTTTGCTCCATATATAACTCCTGAAGTTGATATTTTCAGCGGTGTGGTTTTGTATATTGACAATCGTGGGTCAGTTACTCGTAGTGCCGAACAGACCGAAGACATTAAAATCGTAATCCAAATTTAAGGTAGAGACATGCCAAAGACATTTACATCTAACGTATTTAACTCATCTTACAAGGATGATTTCAAGGATAGTGATAATTATCACCGTATCCTATTCAACAGTGGACGAGCGCTTCAAGCACGTGAACTTACACAGTTGCAAACAATCATCCAAGAAGAAATTGGTCGCTTTGGTAGGAATGTATTTACAGAAGGTGCTGCAGTAAATCCTGGCGGCCCATCTATAAACAATGATTACGAATTTATTAAACTGAATACTTCGGTTAATACTTTACCTAGTGATTTAACCACTCTGGTCGGAACAGAATTTACTGGTCAGACTTCCACTGTAAAAGCAAGAGTTCTCGAAGTTCTTGTTGCGTCAGGTTCAGACCCCGCAACCTTATATGTACAATACACCAATACCTCTGGTGCAACTGCGGGTGAAAATACTATTCGCATGGGTGCTGGTGAAGACATCTCTAATGGCACAGATACACTTACTGTACAATCAACCAACACAGTTAACAACCCTGCTGTTGGTCGAGGTTGTCAAATTTCATCTGCGGAAGGTGACTTCTTTACTCGTGGACACTTTGTCTTTAACGGTAAACAGAGTCTAATCCTTTCCAAATACTCAAGATACCCTACTAAGGTTGTCGGTTTTAAAGTGACTGAAGATATCGTTACTGTTACTGACACCAATACCCTGTATGATAATCAAGGTGCAACTCCTAACTTGTCTTCGCCTGGCGCAGACCGTTATCGCATCAAACTTACTCTTACTACTAAAGACCAAATTGTTTCGGACGAAAACTTTGTTTACTACTGTGATGTAGCTGACGGGTTAATTGTCGATGAGGCAAAAGGCGAATCTAATTATAACGCAATTAATAAACTTCTTGCGACCAGAACTGAGGAAGAATCAGGTAATTATATTGTAGAGCCATTCACGGTTGACTTTGGTGATTCTGCGAATGATTTCCTTGCTTCTGTTTCAGACGGAACCGCATATGTAAATGGTTACCGTGCTGACGCTCCAAAACCTACACCTCTAATAATCGCAAAACCAAGACAGACCGAAACTCTAACAAACGAAGTTGCTGGTATTACTTACGGTCAATATTTTATATGTGATACGCTTGAAGGTAATCTTAACGTATCAGCATTTGCGACACTAAATTTACGTAGCACTGCATCATATGGTGGTTCTACCATTGGTACTGCAAGAGTCCGTTATGTAGAAGAAGATGGTGCGAACTATCGAGTCTACTTGTTCGACATTAAAATGAACAGTGGTCAGTCTTTACGTAATGTTAAATCTCTTGGTACTGGTGCAGCTGATTTTGCTAACCCAATTCTTGAAAATAGTAAAGCTGTTATTAAAGAGTCAACCAAAACAACTTTGGTGTATCCTCTTCCTAATCCAAGACCAAGAACTATTAGTGACGTAGACTTTGAGGTTCAACGTATCCGTACAGGTACATCAAGTGGTTCTGGTTCACTGACGCTTTCTTTGTCGGCAACTGGCGAAACATTTGTAAACACCTCTCAATGGATTGTCACTCGTAATGATACTGGTGCGGTGGTTTCTCCTTCTGGTATTACTGGCACAGGTACTCAGTCAACTACTATTAGTGGACTTCCAAACTCTACAGCAGTTACCGTATATCTTAAAGTTAACAAAGCACAACCATCGGTGCGTCAAAAAACATTGGTAGAAACCACATTTAGTGGTGCAGTAGAATCCGATGGCACAGGAACTAAATTTGTTAATCTACACGCAACAGATGTATATGATGTATTATCAATCAAACAAACGGATTCTAGTGGTTCGGATATTTCTTATCTGTTTACTGTTGACGATGGTCAACGTGCTGGTTTCTATGATAATGCACGTCTAGTACTTGAGGGTGGCGCTACTGCTCCAGCTGGTTCGGTGTTTACAAGATTCAAACACTTTACCCACGGTGCAGGTGATTACTTCGCAGTAAACTCTTACACGGGTCAGGTTGCTTACGAAAATATTCCTAACTTTCAGATTGGCCCTCGTAGTTCAATCAATCTACGTGATGTGATTGACTTCCGTTCATCGGTTGATTCTGACGGACTATTTGCTGGCGGTGACGCTGCATTTAACGAAATACCTACTAACGGTGACATCTTCCAAGGTGACGTAGAATACTATGTTCCTCGTGCAGATAAAATTGTTATTACCACACAAGGTGATATAAAGAACATTAAAGGTGAACCTGGCTTTACTTCACAAGTACCCTTTACTCCCGAAAATACATTGCCCCTCTTTGAATTAGAACTTAACCCATATGGTCTAAGTGACTCAGATATCGTTGTAACTCCGATTGAAGCAAAACGTTTCACGATGAAAGATATCTCACAGATTGAGAAAAGAATTGATAAACTAGAAGAAGTTACTTCACTATCTCTTCTTGAAGTCGATACATCGGCTCTGTTGGTTCTTGATTCTTCGGGTAACCCTAGAAGTAAATCTGGATTCTTTGTTGATAACTTCAAAGATAGAAGTTTCTCGGATGCACAGAACTCTGAGTATCGTGCTGCGATTGACCCATCTAGAAACTTCTTAGCACCACAAACAATTGAAGATAATGTCGGACTTATCTATGATAGTGCGCTTTCAAGCAATACTATCTTGAAAGGCGATACCATTTTCCTTAATTATGCACATAAAGAAGCAATCACTCAACCAGTTGTTTCTGGTACTGAGAATGTTAACCCATTTGCGGTTATTACTGGAGAGGGTAATATTACTCTTTCTCCCGCTTCGGATGAATGGCAACAGACAAAATATAAACCAGCGAACGTAATTAACAAGACTGCGGAAGAAGACCTTGGTACAATTAACGAAGGTAACCTTGCGGTAGGAACGGCAGTAAGAAGAGGCGTAGCTAACGAATTCGTATGGAGTGGTCGCCCATTTGCACCTATCGGTGGATTTGGATTTATGCAACTTCCAATCTTCAATGGTTGGAGAGGTGTTGCTGATTGGAACTGGCGTGGTGTACCACTTGCTACAAACAGACAGTCAGACGGTGTTGCTAGAGGTGGTGTTACAACTAACAGAGACCGTGCAGGAACCACAACGACCCGTTCATTTTCGCAACGTGTTGTTGTTGGAACAAGAACTGTTCGTAAAGTAGTTGGTGATAAAACAGTATCTCTGACATTCTTACCATTTATCCGTTCACGTAAAGTGTTCTTCCGTGCAGAAGGACTCCGACCTAATACACAATTCTTCCCATTCTTTGATGGTAAACTAGTATCGAATTTCTGTCGTGAAGAGTCTTTCGAAAGATTTTCGTTAGGTGGAACTTCAGGAATCTATTATGGTAACAGATTCCGCAATTCTAGTTCGCACCCACAGGGTTCGAGTAACTTAGAATCAAATGCAAATGGTGTGATTGAAGGTTCATTCTTCATCCCATCTTCAACTACTAATCGTTTCCGTACAGGTACTCGTGAGTTTAAACTACTTGATATCAGTATCAACAATGATGCAGCTGCATTGTCTCATGCATCAATTAACTATGTTGCACAAGGTACATTAGATACAAGACAGAAGACCATTACCTCTACTCGTATCACTCAGAAGAGAACCCGTAAGTGGACAGAAACTACTCGTGTCCGTAACCGTGACCCACTTGCTCAGTCATTTACTGTCACAAAACCTTCAGGTATGTTTGTAACTAAAGTTCAGTGTTACTTTAAGAGTAAGGATTCCAGTGTTCCTGTTGAACTACAGATTCGTCCTATGGTCAATGGTGTCCCGTCTGCAACTGATATTATCGGTAATGCGATTAAATTCCTGTCACCGTCACAAGTTAACTTACCAGCATCACAGACACAGGCTGCGGTACTTGCCGCTCCTACTACGTTTGAGTTTGATGAACCAATCTATCTGAATCCCGAAACGGATTATGCAATTGTTCTACTTGCGGAGTCGGTTGAGTATGAAGCCTATGTTGCTGAGACCTATGCGTTTGAACTAGGTTCTACCGAGAAACGTGTATCACGACAACCTTCAATGGGTTCACTCTTCAAGTCACAAAATGGTAAGACTTGGGAACCAGACCAAACAAAAGACTTGTCGTTCAAGATTTTCCAAGCAGAGTTTGATACTGCTGGAGGTTATGCGATATTTGAGAACCGTGACGTAGAAGATGAGGTTTTAGAAAACAATCCATTCTTCATGAACAATGCGGACGCAACCGTTACTATGTTGTTCCCAAATCATGGTTATGATGTTAATGATACAGTAACTATTGCTGGATTGGATAGTGCAACAACTTATAACGGTATTCTTGGAACTAGTCTCCTTGGTAGCCGAACAGTTACCGCAATTGATGGATTTGGTCTAAGATTTGAAGCTGATAGTGCTGCAACATCTTCGGGTAGATTTGGTGGAACAGATATCATAGTTGACCAACAAGTTCAATTTGATATTGCAACACCAAACTTTACCACAATGCAACCAGACGATACAAGTTTATCCTTTGGTGCTAAGTTTACTACAGGTAAATCTCTGGCAGCTGTTGCTGGTCAACAGACTCGTTATCAGAAAGATGCGACATATAGTGCCGATATTGTGGTGGGTGAAGAGAACTTCTTTACTGCACCAAGACTTGTTGCGAAAGCCTCAAATGAAACTACGGAACTGGGTTCTGGTGTTCGTTCAACAACCTTTAAGATTGATATGGGAACGGTTCGTTCGGATGTATCTCCTGTTATTGATGCACAAAGAGCGTCTCTTACTACCACGTCAAACTTGATTGATAATCAAGTCTCATCTGCTGCTAATGGATATAATGTTCCATTAACATATACGGACGAGACAACACCGTTTGGCGGTTCCGCTTTGGCTAAACATATCACCTCGGTGAATGAACTTGAAGCAGATGCTGTTGGTATGAAAGTACTGGTATCTGCACTAAGACCATCTAATGCTGACTTTGATTTATATTTCAGAGTTGCGAATGATGGTGAAAATATCTTTGATAAGGATTGGACACTTCAATCAACAGAAACAACTATTGCACCAGACCCTAATAACTATCGTGAATATCGTTACTTGATTGGTGGTGATGGTGGTGATGTTGACCCGTTCACTCAATATCAATTTAAAATTGTGATGCGTTCAAATAACTCATCTAAGATTCCTGTCTTCAAAGACTTCCGAGCAATTGCGTTGGCAGTATAATGAGTAGGTATATAATGGTAGACGGAAGTTCTAGTTTGGCAAGAGACCCAAGAACTGGTGCCATAGTTAATATAAATAAAGATGAGATTAACAAAGCACGAGATGCTAAACAACGAAGAAAGAATAAAGATAGAGAGTTTGACGAATTAAAGAATGAAGTCGGTGAGATAAAAGAACTCCTCAATAAACTAGTAGAGAAACTGTAATGGCAACAAATCAACCGACAATTACAACGATTCAGGATACGTTCACTACGTTGGTGACCAATACCAATACAGTGTCCTTAGACTTAGGTGCGACTGGTAGACTAAACACTAATCAAGATTCTAGTGCGGTCGCAGCTATTAACGAACTTGAATTAGGAATTCGTGGTACTTCTAATAATCTAGTCTTAACTGACCTTGCAGACTTTAGTGCTGATAACATCGTATCTGCACTGCATGAACTCGACAGTGACCTTCATGGCGCTGGTGGTGGTAATGCTAAGGCTGACTTAACCACTAATGCGAATGATATCGTATCAGGTATTAATGAACTAGAAGTAGGTATCCGAGGAACATCAAACAATCTGGTCGCAACTGACCTTACAACTATTGCAAATAACCTTGTGTCGGGTGTTAACGAACTTGATAGTGATATCGGTGCGAGACCCCATACTAATCTTACGACAATTGCAAAAAATCTAACTGCTGCTGCAAATGAGTTGGATAGTGATATTGGCGCAAGACCACACACAACACTAACAACATCTGCAAAGAATCTGACAGCTGCAATCAATGAACATGATGCAGAGTTAGGTATAATCACTTCAGGTGCAATGGGAACAATCGCATCTACAGTAAGTGGTGCGATTGCGGAACTGGATAGTGACCGTGACGTTCTTATTACTTTTGTTGAACCTAAACAGGCAATCAATACAACTGCAACAACTGTTGCTGACGCAATCAATGAACTTGATAGTGATATTGGTGCGAGACCCCATACTAACCTAACAACCAGTGCATCAAATCTTACATCTGCGGTTAATGAACTTGATGCGGAACTAGGAACAATTACTGCTGTTGCGATGGGCACTACCGCATCAACTGTATCTGGTGCAGTCTTTGAATTAGAACAAGAGATTGATACTCTTAATACCGCAGTTGAACCTACTCAAGTATTAACAACAACTGCAAACTCACACGCAGACGCAATCAATGAGTTGGATAGTGATATTGGTGCGAGACCACACACTAATCTAACAACCACTGCCAAGACTCTGACGGGTGCTATCAACGAACACGATACAGAGATTGGTGCTGCTGCATTAAATACTTCTGCAACAACTCTACGTGGTGCAATTAACGAACTACATACTGAAGTAGGGGACGCAATAAGTGGTGATAATCTTACTACAGGTAATATTGGTTCGTCTTTAAACTTACTAGATAGTGCAGTAGGTGATTTAGGTATTCTTAACAGTGACGGTTCTATTGCAAATAGAACTAATCTGGTTAGAGCAATCAACTCTCTTGCGGACGATATCCTCCTCTTGGATTCGGATTCAACGTTACAGAGTGCAAGACTGGGTTCATTGAATGATTTAGACGTAGCTTTTGTTGGTGCAGAAAGAGATAATTTTGTTGCAGCTTTAAATGCATTACGAGCGGATATACCACTGATATTTGATGAGAATGGAACACAACTTAATTAATCGGAGAGAACATGACTGTTCCAGTAAAACTAAAAGACAGTGCTAGTGCCGATTTTGTTCAGTTCTCATCGACAGAAGAAAATTATTTAGCATACCAAGCGGGTCTACACCTTGCGTCTGGCGATAGTTCAGACGTAGGTTCTCTTGCGTTCAATATTCATGGGGTTGTTAATACAATCGGTTCCGTGGTTGATACGTCATATGACTCTGCTGTAGGAACAGGCGGTGATGGTTCGTTCTTATCATTCACCACAACTACGACTCCGATTAGACAAACCAAAGGAACCATTACTCCTGCTGGAAGTAATAACCGTCTTCCCGTGATGCAGAGGGACAGTGACGGACAAAGAGTTATTCGTGAGATGAATGATTCTGATGTGAGTGCATTACTCGATAGAGTCGGTTCACGTATCTTTACATCTGACTATCCTGGCTCATATAAACTTTCAACATCAA